TTGATCCGAGCCAGTTGCAGAAGCCGCAGCAGGCTCCGCAACCGACGCAACAGCAAGCGCCGGCACAACCCAAGCCGATCGGTCCGCAGACGCTCGCCGCAATGCAGGCTGGCAAGCTCACGCCTGACCAACTGGCGACGATCAAGGCCGGTATCGACAATGGCACGCTGACAATGCCGGCGAATGCGCCTGCCGCTGCGCCCGCGCAAGATGCGACCGGCCCGCAGAACGACGGATATTTCGCCGCGGGCTTGCCTGCGTCTGCCGCTCCGACAGCGCCCGCTAATCCGTCGACCGCGGCAAAGAACGGCTCTACGTGGTCTGACGTGGCGGAAAAGGCTGTTGGCGGTGTCGCTGGAAGTCTGCTCGACATCGCATCGGCTGGCGGACGGCTGGTAGGCGCCAATGAGTTTGCAGACAAAGCGAACGCCGCGCATGAGCAGATCAATGCGCAGATGGCGCACGACACGAACAACAGCGTATCAGGCAAGGTCGCAGGCTTCGTCGGCGAGGCGGCTCCGTATGCTGCGATGGGCGGCGCAACGCTTCCGGGTGCTGTCGCTGGTGGCGCTGTGGCTGGCGCGGCTCCTGCTGTGGCGCAGAACAAGTCTGCCGGCGAAGTGGCGCGCGACGCGGCCGTCGGTGGCGCTGCGGGTGCGGCTGGTGTCGGCATCGGCAAGGTGCTCGGCAAGGGCGTGTCCGCTCTCGCCGAGAATCCGACCGTCGCCAAGGGCATCGCGCGCTTGCAGGAGATGTTCGGCAAAACGCCGTCCGAAGCGACGAAGGTCGCAGCCAGTGGCGCAGCGCCTGACGCTCAGGTCGCGGCCGACATTGCAGGCGCAACCGGTCACACGCCGAGCGAACTTGCATCGAAGCTTGAGAAAGCGCCCGCATCGCAGACGCCGGGATATGTGCCGAGCGCGGCCGAGATGGCGAACGATGCGAACGTGACAACGCTACAGAAGGTGAGCACGAACGCGAACCCGTCGACGTTTGGCAATGCGAGCGCCAATAATGACGCGGCGATTGCGTCTGCTCTGGAAAAGGGCAAAGCGCCTGGCTCGATGCCGGCTGAAGCGCCGAACACTCCGGGCACGGCAGCCAATCCGCAGGCAGCCGAGCACGCAGCGGAAGCGGCCGCGCAGAAGAGTGATGCGCTCGCCGCGCAGGGCCAATCCGAGGTTCAGCCGCTCGCCAAGCCTGTTGCTGACAAACTCCAGTCGCCGCAGTTCGAAGCGCCGGTCAAGCTTGCGCAGAAGATCGCCAAGGATCAGGGCTCGACCGTGTTCGAAGATCTGCAGAAGGCGAAGCACGCCGAGGCAGCGAGCGCGCTCGACCAGATCACCGGCACGCCCGAGCAACTAGCAGCAGCGAAGGCGGCACGCAGCGCGGAAGCGGCCGATAACTTCCTTCCGCTCGACAAGTCGGCAACGCTCGAATCCGACGCATGGAAAAGCCTCGCGAAGCGCCCGACGTTCCGCGATGCGATCAAGGAAGCGGAAGCGACGGCGGCTGACCGAGGCGAGAAGGCGGCTATTACGCTGAACCCTGATGGCTCGGTGACTGCGACCGGGCGCGGCCTGCTCGATGCAAAGGCGGGAATCGATGGGCTGATTGCGAAGGAGGCGGCGCAGGGCGGGAACCCGTCCAAGGTGAAGCGCTACACCGAAGTTAAGAACGCGCTGCTGGCACAGATGGATGACGCCTATCCTGAATACGCAGCGGCGCGCGCCAAGTTCGCCGAGGCTTCTGGGCCAATCGACGCGATGACTGCATTGCAGACGCGCGTGAACGGCGCCATCAACCCGGCAACGGGCGAAGTGAGCGCAGAAAAGCTCATCAGCACGATCAATAGCATTAAAGCCGAGCAGATGAAACCCGGCTTCCGTCCGGCTGATAAGGTGCCGAACGATACGCTGGATGCGCTCGCCGCACTGGCATCGCATCTGAAGAACAAGAACGATCTGACGGGCCTCCCGGCCGAAGGGCAGGAATACATCCGGCGCGCGCTCGCATCTAGCGAGAAGCACGCAGGCGCGCATCAGGAGTTCAAGAGCGTGCTCGACGCTCAGTCGCCGGCATACAAGGAGCTGCACGGCTCGCACGCTCAGAACGTGGCAGCCATCGATTCGCAGAAGGCCAGTCAGACGGCACTCGCGCAGGCGGAAGAAGCGGTACGGAACGCAGACTCGCCCGGCAGCCTGAAGGCGCTCGACAAGCTTCTGCCGAACATGGAAGCGGCCGACAGGGCCAAAGCGATCGCGCTGCGCCAGCAGAAGGCGCGCGAGCTGGCAATGAGCGAAGTTGCCGAGCGCAACAAGAACAGCCGCGGCGAAACGGAATTCAACCGCGGCACGTTCAAGAGCGCGTCCGACAAGTATTCGCCGTTCATGTCGAAAGAGGATGCAAGCCAATTCGGCAGCGTTGCGCAGGACCTGCACAACCAGACGACGACATACGCCAAGACGGGCAAGATCGGCGGCAGCGACACGATGCAGAACCAGAGCGCGGCAAAGCGGTTCGGGCGCAATCTTGGCGACGCGCTGAAAGATGTGGGCGTACAGGCATTGATCGGCGGTGGAGTCGGGACGGCAATGGGCCCGCTAGGTACGATCGGCGGTGCTGCGGCCGGCGCGATCACTGGCGCACTGACGCGCACGATCACGCAAAAGGTGTCGTCCATCACGACCGAGAACGCCGCAAAGCTATTGTCGAACGGTAAACTATTGGCCGCAGCGCTACGGAACTATGACTCTCTCGCCGCGCGCCGTCTGTTCGTTGAGCAACTTTCGCAACGCGCAGGCTACGCCGCAGGGGCTTCCGCAGCGAATCAATTTAACGGTCGTCGTTAGGACTCCAAATGACAAAGCCAGTTTTCTCAGTCGAGCGGTTTCAGGATGTCTACGACGAACTGTTGCCGCTGCTCCACAAGCATTACGACGAGATCAGCCTGCACAAGTATCAGGGCTACGACTTGAAGCCGAACATTGCGCTCTACCGCGCGATGCAGAATGCCGATCAGTTGATGATGATGATCGGCCGCCTTGAGGGCAGCATCGTCGCCTATTTTGTGGCTTTTGTCCGCCCGAGCATTCACTACGCGGATTGCATGGAAGCTGCGGGAGACATCTTTTACTGCGCGCCGGACCGCCGCGGCGCGCTGATCGGGTTGCAACTGTTCGAAGCCGTCGAGCAGGAACTGAAGAGGCGAGGCGTCCGGTGCCTGATGGCAGGCGAAAAAATCGCGTACCCCGCGGGACCGCTCTTTGAGCGCCGGGGCTTCGAACCCATTGAAAGAAAGTGGTGCAAATGGCTCTGACAAAAGAAGAAAGGCATGGCAAAGTTTGGGACCGCGCGACGGCCCGGTTCGATCGCGCATACGGCCCGCAACAGCAAATTCGGCTCGCCTCGCTCGAAGACCGGCGTTTTGCCTATGTCGACGCGGCTCAGTGGGAAGGCGGACTAGGCGCGCAGTTCAATAACCGGCCGCGCTTCGTCGTCAACAAGGTGCAGAAAGCCGTTCGGCGCATCGTCTCCGAGTACCGCGCCAATGCGATGACGGTCAACTTTCGGTCGAGCGAAGACGACAGCCGACAGGATGATCTCGATGCGCTGCGCATTGTCTACCGCTCCGACGAGCAATACAGCAGCGCGCAGGACGTGTATGTGTCCGCATTCGATGAAGCGGTCGCCGGCGGCATGGGTGCCTGGCGCCTGACGAACGACTACGATCACCGCGCGGAAACGGATCTCGACGACGACACGCCGCAGCGGATCTGCTTCGAGCCGATCCCGGATGCCGACATCTCCGTCTTCTTCGATCCGGACAGCCGCAAGCTGGACAAGTCAGATGCCAAGTGGTGCACTGTGCTTAACCCAATTAGTTGGGATACCTACACGACCGAATATCTTGGCGATGAAGTCGAGCTGACCGAGCGGCCGACCAGTTTCAAGATGGTTCGCTCGCTAAAACAGTTCGACTGGTTCACGAACGATTCCGTGTACATCGGCGAATATTACGAGGTTGAGCAGAAGGTCGAGAAGTACTCGGTGTGGCGCGAGCCTCATTCGGGCGTCGAGCAGAAGATCTATGCCGGCCTGGATGCGGACGGACGCGAGGATGCGGAAGAGCAGGAACAGCATTACGCCTCGATCGGCTATATCAAGGTTCGCAGCGGCAAGCGCAACAGCAAGAAGGTGCGCAAGTACTTCATGGACGGCTGCGGCATCCTGAAGGACTGCGGCTATATCGCTGGCTCTGAGATCCCGATCGTCGTCGTCTATGGCATCCGCCAGGTGATCGACGGCATCGAACGCTTTCAGGGTGCAGTGCGCCTCGCGAAGGATTCGCAGCGCCTGTACAACATGCAGATCAGCACGCTGGCGGACATTACGGCATTTACGCCGCGCGAGAAGCCGATTTTCACGCCTGAGCAGGTCGCAGGGCATGAGCTGACATGGGCCGGTGATCTCGTCGCAAACAACCCGTATCTGCTTATCAACCCGGTGACGGGCGCCGACGGCTCGCAGACGATCGCACCGCCTGTTGGCTACATCAAGCAGCCGGACGTTCCGCCCGCGCTGGCTGGCCTCGTGCAGATCACGGCAGCCGACATGCTCGACGTGACGGGCGGCGATCTGGCAGCCGGTCAGGTGACGTCCAACACGTCAGACGCGCTGGTAAGTCGCGTGCAGGCGCATCAGGACATGCAGGTCTATATCTTCATCGACAACATGTCGCGCGCGATGCAGCGATGCGGCAAGATTTACCTGTCGATGGCTTGTGACGTCTATACCGAAGACAGTCGCAAGTTTTCCGCCAATGGCGAGGACGGCTCGCCCGAGTCGACGACGATCAATGTTCCGTCGATCGACAAGGAAGGAAATCCGACGATCGCGCGCGCGTTCACGCCGGGTCTCGATGTGTTCGTCGACGTCGGTCCTGCGTTCAACAGCCGCAAGGATTCGACCGTCAACGCAATCGCCAAGATCCTGCCGGGTATCGTTGATCCGCAGATGCAACAACTGATGGTCGCGACGCTCGTCCGGAATCTCGACGGCGAGGGTATGGAAGATCTGTCCAAGTTCGCCCGCATGCAGCTCGTCAAGGCTGGCGTTGTGAAGCCGAACGACGAGGAAGCGCAACAGTTGCAAGCCGAGCAGCAAGAAGCCGCCAATGCACCGCCCGACGCTCAGACGGTCGCTCTGCTGGCACAGGCGCGCAAGGATGCAGCGAGCGCCACGCAAAGCGAAGCATCGGCTGTGCAGGCTCTGTCGACGGCCGAGCTCAACCAGGCGAAGGCGGCCGAGTCGATCTCGAACACGAACGCAAGCCAGCTTTCCACGATCATGGCAATGCTGCAAGGCATCCAAGATCGCGTGAACCAGCAGGCCGGCGCCGTCAATCAGGATCAGCCGCAAAGCCCGATGGACGGAAAGGTGAACCAGGCGATCTCGTCTGGCGTTGCGGCGCCGTCGCCGGGCGTCAACGCGCTTCACGGTACGCAGCAGGTCGATCCGTCCGCGCAGGCGTTGACCGCGGGCAATGCGCCGGCGGCAGCACAAGCGCCGGTCCATGTCTCTAACCGTCCGGCGGTCGGCCATTGAGCGAAATCTCGCTTCCTGAATGGGCCGAATGCCTATTGAGCCAAGGCCCGCGTTACACCATCTTTCACGGTGGGCGCGGCTCGGGTAAGTCGATGGCGTGCGCGACGTCGCTTGTGATTCGGGCGACGGCCGAGCCCCTGCGTATTCTCTGCTTCCGTGAAATTCAGGAATCGATCGACGAATCGGTCAAGGCGATCATTGAGAAGCGGATCAAAGACTGCGGGCTCGAGGGATTCTTCACGATCACCAAGAAGGAAATTGTCGGTCAAAACGGAAGCAAGTTCATTTTCCGCGGCCTGAGTGACGAGACAGCGACGTCTATCAAGTCTCTGGATGACATCGACATCGCGTGGGGCGAAGAAGCGCAGGCGATCTCGAAGGAATCGTTAGACCTTTTCCTCCCGACAATCCGGAAAGATACGTCTGAGATCTGGTTTAGCATGAATCCAGAACTCGACACGGACCCGGTATATACGACATTCATTGAGAAGCGGCCGCCGAACGCGCGCATCATCAACGTCAATTGGGACAAGAACCCTTTCTGGAATGCGGCTCTCGAGGCGGAGCGCCTTCGATCAAAGGCCGATGACCCGGACGACTACGACCATATTTGGGAGGGGATCCCGAAGTCGGCTGTCTCTGGCGCGATCTATCGTAAGGAAATGCACGACCTAGTAACGGGCAACCGCATTCGCCCGATGGCGGCTGATCCGGTCCTTAGCGTTCACGCTGTGTTCGACCTTGGCATTAACGATATGACGTCGATCACAATTGCTCAGGCGGATATTAGCGGTCTGCGCGTGCTCGCCTTCCACGAGGACAATAACAACGATCTGAAAGCGTACAGCGAATGGCTTAAGGATAACGGCTGGAAAGACGCGATAATCTGGTTTCCGCACGACGGCGGGGCGCGCTCGATCCAGACCAATCTAACCTCAAACGCGATGATGGAATCGTATGGCTGGCAGGTTCAGACTGTTCCGTCTGTTCCGGTAGAAACCGGAATCAAAACGGCTCGAGCTGCACTGAAGAACGCTTTTATTTCTGACGACTGCGGAGAATTGCTCGAGCACCTAAGGCGTTACTCTCGAGCCAAATCGGGTCATCCGAAGCACGATGAACACTCACATGCGGCTGATAGCTTTCGGTATACCTGCGTCGCTATGAGTCACTTCAAAGCGGTTTCTGAAGTAAGGAAGAAGCAGGCGGATCTTGCATCGCGCGTGCGTATCATTCCCACCGTCAATCACTGGTCCCGCGTTTAACCGTGATTGGCGAACTCGCCGTGCACGCGCGCGCGGCCGTCCTTAACGGCGGCTGCCGCTGCCTCAATGGAGTCGAACAGGCCGAAGTAGTATTGTCGACCCTGATGGGTTATCTGCGCCCGCCACTTTCCGGTTTTCTGGTGGTTGCAGACGCCCTTAACTCCGCATTTGTTGTGCGCAGGCATCTTTGCATTCCGGGCGTTCTCTGAGAAGTCCGCCAGGCGCAGATTGGAAGCCCTATTGTCTGCTCGGTTGCCATTGATATGGTCAATGTGTCGATCTGGCATCGACCCGTTGACGAACATCCACGCGAGCCGATGTGCGGCGTAGAGCAATTTGTCCAACCTGATATATACATATCCATCTGTCGTGCTGACGCATCCCGTCAAGTCTCCGACGCGGATGCGGTTGCTAGTCCGCATTTTCCAGCGGAATTCCCCTGTCTCTTCGCTGTAATCCAGCAGATCTTTTAGCCGCTCGAGTTTCAGGTCGTTTCTCATGCGACCCTCAGATCGATAACCATCGACAGCCGGTCGACCGACGACTCATTGCGTACTTCGTGCATCAGATCGTTGCGGAAATGGAACATTCGACCGGTCAGCATCTGCAACGTCTCGTCTCCGCTCGTGATGATGGCGCCCGGCTGGCCTTGAATCACCAGATGGAAGCGTTTCCAATAGCGCGTGTGCTCGGGCGTGTCGACGTGCGCGTAGATCCGGCCGCCCGGTCGAACGCGATTGACCATCACTCGGCCGATCCTCGTCGCACCGACGAACCGTGCCAGATCGAACACGAACGGATGCGCCTGCGTCAGCTTCGACCATGCAGGATAGGCGATCGACTCGTGCTGATCGTAACCGGAAAGCTTGTTCTGCTTGTAAAGCTCGATCTCTTCGTCGCTCATGCCGGTCTGAATCTCCGGGAAGCGCAGCATGATCGTATCGGTATCGCCGAACGGCCCCTGCGGATAGTTGCGTAAGAATGTGTCAGCCGTCCACAGTTCAGGGTCCATCGAGATCGCGAGCGACAGGGCGCTCACGTCCATGCCGTCTTTGATTACGTGAAAATTGCGCATTAGAAATGAAGTGTGAGAAATGAAATTGCGGC